TTATTTACCCTCCTCTGTTTTTTTATTCATTTTAGAAAAAATATTCATAATATTAATTCCCATAAATTGTTTTTCTTCATTATTTTCCGCTGTTCCGTTGTTTGGAGCTGGCGGTGTAAAATTACTTTGACTTTCATTTTTAATATTTTGCAATTTCTGAGTTCTTTCCTCTTTTTGCTTGTTTAAAATATTTACCGCTAACACACTAGCTTCCACAGGTTCGTTATATTTAGCATTTTCAACAAGTTCAGAATAACTTGATACATCTAAGTTATCAATTTCCCTCATTCTGTTTCTTTCTTTAGTTATTCCGGCTTCTTTCCCTTCATCAAAGATTTGATTGTAAAGTTCTGGAAATTTGTTTTTTAACTCTTCTAACGTCATATTTCCTCCTTCATTTTTCTGATTTTCTGTTGAATTTAATATATCTCTAAATTTATCAGCTATTTCTTCAGGACTTCCTGTACTATTTACAGAAATATTTATCACTCTTGGCTCTCGATTTTTCTTTTCTTTAAAATTTTTAAATCTTGAAATGTCAAAAGCCATATTGTTTATAATCAATTTATTCTCAATAACTTCTTTTTCCACATTTTCATCTAATATTTCATCAATAAATCCATATTCCTTAGCTTCTTCTGCATTCATCCAAGTTTCGTTATTCATTAATCGTGATAACGTTTCCTTATCAACTTTTGCCTTACTCAAATAAGTTTCAATGATACTATTTTTCATTTTATCCAAAATTTTGGCTGTTTTTTTCATAACTTGACTATCTCCAGATACAACGGCAAACGGGTTATGAACCATAAACAAAGCATTTTTAGGCATTTTCACAATATCACAAACGCTTGTTATAATAGTTGCTGCACTTGCCGCCAATCCATCTATATTTGCCGTTATTTTCGCCTTATGATTTTTTAATGTATTTGCAATTGCTACTGCACTAAATGCATCCCCACCTGGACTATTTATATGCAAAGTTATATTTTCCACATCGCCAAGATTTTCAATATCTCGTTTAAACATCTTATCCGATATGTCATCCCATTCCTCATCACTTCCAATACTTCCATAAAGTATCAGTTCTGCTGATTTTTCCTCATCATTCTTCACCAGATTCCAAAACTTCAATTGTTTGGGCATTTATTGCCACTCCTTTCTCTGTTAATAATTTATTTTCTTTAGCCAAAACTCTTACATTCTGCTCAAAATCTCCGCCATTAAGCTCGGCTGTTTCTCTCGTTCTAGTCGATAATCCATTATTGATTCTTATAACTGCCGCATTAGCCTCTTTTAACGGATCTATTTGCCCTTGAGACGGTCCGTTCCATTGAGAGCCACACCATGCTTTATCTATAAGAAAATCAGTTCCATAGTTTTTAAGCTCCACTCTTCCAAGCAAATATGCTTCGTTCAGCCATTCCTCATAAACAGGCTGGGTAAAATTCTCTACAAACCATTCACGTCTTTTCCTAAACATTTTCCACGCTTCCAGAAGTGCTGCACGGCTTGCTGAATAGCTTGCTGTAAAATGCTTTATCAAAAGTTCATACGGAACTTCCAAAGCACTTCCTATCTGTCTTAAAATGCTTGTAACAAAAGGGTCAAACTGTGCATTAGGTCTTCCTGGATTAGTAGCTTTCGCTTTTTCTCCTGGATTAAGTCCTACAACCATTCCTGGTGCAAGTTCTATAGTAGTTTCATCTTCTGAATCTACCAGCAAATCATTTTCAACTGCTTCTAGTTCACCTACATCAGCACCGCTCGAATTTTCGGCATCGCTTTCAATAAAAATTGCATACATTCCGCTTATAACTGCTGCCATTAGTTCGGCTTCAGTATAATTCCCAAGCTGCTTTAAATTCTCAATAACTGGAGATAATATCGGAATCCCTCTTACCTGTTCAGGTCTTTCTGTAAAAAGAAGATGTATTATATTTTTTTGATTTTCACTTCCATAAACTTTTATAAGTTTCTCACTTACTCCCCCAGTTGCATCTAATGGATGTTCAGATGAAACATAATAGCCTTCAATTCTTCCGTTTTTATCTATTTTCACACCTTCGACTACACTTTTATCTGAAATCATATTGTTTGGAGTATATATTCTGTCAGGTTCTAAAATTTCCAGTTTTAAACTGTATGGATTTTTTGGAGTTTCAAAATAATTTAATTTTATAAAACATTCTCCATTCATCAGCACTGTCAAAAATACAAGTTCCTGGATCTGATAAAAGTTCATAGTCCCTAGATTATCAATCTTGTCTTTAGACCAAAGTTCAAATTCTTTTTCAATCAAACTTTCTATTGCTTCAGCTTCCTCATCGCTAATCCCTATTGTCTCATTATCAATAGCAGACTTTAATTTTAATCCGCTCCCAACAACATTTGTATTAATAATTTTCAATGCACCAGTAGCCACAGAAGTTCCCATATACAAATCTCTTGAACGCTCAATCAATTTTTTACGGTTTTTATAAATATCCTTTTTCACTCCACCGCCAGCACTTTGCCAGCCTAGCATTGATTTTTTAGTAGTCGAAGCACCGTGATTTGAATATCCGGTATTAAGAATTTCTAATTTTCTTCTTGCTTGAAACCTTTTAAGTCCTTTTTCCGGATTAAATGCCATTACCAATTTATCAATAAAATTCATAAAATATCTCCTTTTCTGCTAAAGATTTCTAGGCACACCTCTTCTCACTCTCCTGTTGCCTTTGCCATTTATTTTTTGAAGTTCATTTTCCCAGTAAGCTCTTCCTTTTCTTATTGCATCTATTCCCATTCGAGTAAGTTCCATAGTTCCAATTTTATAACTAGTTCCAGCCAAAGCTGCTCGTTCAGCTTTACCATATTCAACAATCATTTCTAAAATATATTCTCTTGAATAATTTGATTTTCCCATTTTCTAAATTCCTTTCGACAATATTTTTCTTTTTGTTTGCACTTTTGGCCTTTCTGTAACATCAATCAAATATTTTTTACTCAAATCAGGATTAGCTATTTTTAACGCAGCATAAGCATAATTTCTAATATCCAACGGTTCATTCCTTTTAGTTCCTGTAACAACCCACTTAGTTTTTCTTACTCCTTTTTCAAAAGTTGTAATCTTAACTTCTGCAGTCAATCCTTTAAAGTATGTTTCATCATATCCTCTTTCTGCATTATCCGGAAAATGCATATATCTCGGTCCAGGGAAATCGATTCTCAATCTGGCCATAATAGTTTCTTTCCCAGTATCAGTATTTAATACAAATAGCGAAATTTGTCCTTTATTTGTTTTAGTCGGCCTTGTAATAAACGGCTTACCTTCCACACTTCCACCTTTTACTCCAAATATTCTTTTAATTTCACGAGGTTTCACAAATCCGTAAGTTGACATCGTGTGATTTCCTCCTGTGTCAATACAGGTGCATATTATTTTTATTTTCTGTCCGTTAGAATAGGTAAATTCAGTATCCAAGAATCTCTCAAGCTGATTCCACACATGAGTTTCTACAGGATTTCCTATAAATACTTTATAATAAATCCCCCAGCTTTCTTCATCAGCTCCCCAACCTACAACTTCACATTCCAATCTATCATCTTGAACATCAACTCCCGCAGTCAAAACGTTTACTTTTTCAGGAATTTCGCAGCCATAATGTTCTTTTCTGTGAGATATTTTTTCAAAATCCATTTTATCTCTTTTTTCCTCAAAAGTTTCACCTAATGCAGTATTAGTGAAAACCTTCATAAGTTGAACATCGCCTTTAGATTCCTTGAATTTTTTTATTATACTTTTCCAAGTCGAAAAAGGACTATACAATTCACTAATATGAAATCCTCTTACTGCTTTCGGATCAATTTCAACATTTCCTGCAATCCATTCTCCTTCTTTCATATTTTTTTTCCATTCGTATTCACTTGAAACTTCAAGACAATCTTGACATTTGTGTCCAATATTTTCAAAAACGATATTTTTCCATTCCAATCTTTGCATTGTTCCACATTTTGGACAAGGAATATAATATTCTTCCTGTGTACTGTTTTCATACTCCTGTTCTATTCTTGATTCCCCTCTTACTGTTGGTGTACTTGTTAAAACAATTTTTTTGTTCCAAAATGTTTTTGTTCTCTCAATTGCTAAATTTAACGGATCACCTTCACCCTTTACATCATTTGGAAATCTATCAATCTCATCTGCCAATAATATCCGTATTGGCCTACTCGCAAGTTCAGCTGCTGAATTACTTCCAGTTAAAATAATATATCCACCTGGAAAATCTTTTTGAGTTTTAGTATCTCTTGATGTTTCATTTTCGATTATTTTACTTTTTAACTGTGGTGTGCTAAGTATCATGTCATTTAATCTTGTTGTTGCAAAATCTTCTGCCATTTTTTGAGTCGGCATTAAAAACATTATAGGAGCAGGGTCATAATCAGCATGATATCCAAAAGTATTCAACAAAAGTTCTGTTTTGGATAATTGAGCTCCATACATCATTATTACTTTTTCTGTTTGTTTATCAGATATTGCTTTCATTACTTCTCTCTGAAACGGTACTCTATCAGTATTCCACCTACCTGGTTCCGCAGAAGTTTTGGAACTTAATATTCTATAATTGTCTGCCCATTCATCAATCGTTAATTTTGGCGGTGGCTTTAATACCGAAATAATTTTTTTAAACAAATTATTTGCTTTTTTTAGGTCTGCCTCTCTTTTTCGGATTGTCATTTTTCTCTTCCTTTAAATTTTTTTTAATTGATTTAGTGTTTGAATTCTCTTCATCCTCATCTTCATCAATATAATTTTTACTTTTAAACATTTCAGGACTATATTCACTTAATTCTGTCAAAGTATCAGATATTCCTGTTAAAATGATGTCCTGTATTTCTCCCAAGTTATCACAAGCAATTACAGCAGGTGCTAATTTATTAGGCAATGAAAGCAATTTTCCTTTTATATTAACAAGCATACTCGTCATAACTTCTTCAATTACTCCCGCTGGATGTAACTGATTCTTTAACTCCGATATTTTCAAGGCTTTCAATTCTGTATCTTTTTTTATTTTCTTTATTTCTTCCCTAATTTTTTCATCTTTCAAATCCACATCTGCATCATTTTTTAATTCCAGATACTCAATATATGAATGAACACTCTCCAAAAATAAATATTTATTTTGTCCGTTTTTTTTGATGACATTTTCCTCTGCCAAACGCCTTAGATGCCTTTCACTCAAATTCAATATTTTAGCCAATACAACACCTTTTACAACCTCGTCATATTTCGCTTCCATTTTCACCTCCTATCGGACAGGACATGAACTTAAAAAAAATTCATATCCGGATGTTTTCCGGGACTCGCAAGACCCACGACCCAAAAAAATCTCCCAAAAGTACCTTTTTTTTATTTCATTTTTTCCTTTACTTTTTGTGTCAATTCCCTATACTCTCTTTCCATTTTCCTTTTCTTTCTCAAACTCTCTTTACATCTATCAAGATACATATCATATATCTTAATCTTCACATTATTTATCTTTGTATCCAGTTCATCATTTATATCCTCAAGTTTTTCCAAAAGAGTAAGGCCCTCGTTAATTCTTTTCTCTATATATTTTCGCAACCATCTTTTGATTAAACTTGTAAAAATTATCAATACAACTGGTATTACTAAGTAATAAAATATAATCAATATGATTATCATATTCTTAAATCCTTTTTTATTTTTTGACAAAAAAAGAGCCACTAAACAAATAGACTATTTCTAATCTATCTATTCAGTGGCTCACTCAGCTGAGGTTTATTTGCCCCTTTTTTATATATATAGTAATTTTGATATTGTCTTCAAAGGTTTTAGCTGTTTTTAAATCTTTTAACAAATACAAAACTTCTTTATCCTTTAAAAGCTCATTAATATCATCTTGTGCAAGTTCTTTTTTTGTGTTCACATTACCTCCTAATTATACCTTATTTCCCTGTTTTTTTCAATCCCATTTCTTCAAAATATTTCTCTTTCAACTCATCGAAGTTCATTTCATTTATTTCATCAAATTTTAAAACTTTTTCTTTAAATTTTTCAAATTCATCTTCCAATTTTTTTATTAATTCATTCGTATCTGTTTCTTTATAATCCCATCCGCTGTCACCAGAAAATGATTTTTGTGCTGATAGTTTAAATATTTTATTTTTATATTCAACATAAATTACAAAATTTTTTAGTATTACTTCATCTTCAATTCCATAACTAATTTCAAATTTTCTATTTCCCATAAAATTTTTGATTAATTCCTTAAACTCTTTATAAATCAAATAATCTAAATTAATTTTTCCCACGGTTTTTCCCTTCTTGTTTCTTATTTATATCTATTGTATCGTTTTTACACTCTAATCGCAAAAAAGCTTATAATACGAATCAAACAATAAATTACAAACAAATTTATAGACATACCAATTAAAAATCCTCTTATGCTTGTTATTATAAATTTAAATACTACTATATTCTTTTTAAATCTTATTACTAGGTTATAAACAAACCACACTAATATTAAAACAAATGCTACAGTAAGAAGGGCATTTATAACTCTCATTATTATATTTAACATATCTAATCCTCTTCATCAAACTTCATTAAATCATCATCATTGTATATAAGCAAGGCTATGAGCACAAATATTCTTGCTATACATTTTAAAATATATCTAATTCCTGAATATAACATTTATCCCCCAACATTTTAAATTCTTTTTCTTATTTCCTCTACACATTTTTTTATACCTTTCAAACAATCTCTAATCATATTATCAGCACAATCATAATTTTTACGTCCACAAGTTGATAACCGTAAACAATATGCACCCATTTCATCTGCCGTCAATCTAACCAACACTTCTAAATTATCTAAAAAGTTTTTTATATTTTTATTTTCCTGATATGCTTCACACATTTCTCTTATTTGCTTTTCCATTTGTTTCAAATAAAATTCAACTGTTTCATAAGCTGTAGTAAATTCCTTTATTCTTACTTTCTCAAAATAGACACGATAAATTTCATGCATTTTTTTAGCAACCCTAATATGGGATTTTATTTCATTTGAATAACCGTTTATTTTTCTTTCTTTTATAGTTTCACCAAGTAAATATCCCTTTAAATAACTATACTTTTCTTCAAATTCTCTTACAATTTCTTCTTCCGATAAAAACTCTATCCCATTTGCTCCAACAAAATTAGATAATTGTATATATAGAGTGAAGGTGTCACTATCATCAATTTTAAATGAAATTTTTAATTGATCTATCCCATACATATCACTTTCCTCTTTTATTTCCAAATCACTAATTGTTTCGTCTTTCAAAATTTCAGACAACTCTTTTATTTTTCTTCCAAATAATTCTATGTATTTCATATTAACTCCTTAGCTCTAATTGATTATTTCAAGTTCATTTTTTATATTTTATAGTAATTTTTTCATTCCTATTCCTCCGCTTTCCATATTTTATAAATTTCATTACCTATTCCCGCTCCTGACACAACAGATAATATTATTTTTGCTAATTCTAAAAAGTCTTTTGCATTCGATATAATTTTACTTGCTATATATACGACTATTAAGCAAAATATTGTTCCCATTATTTTCCTTACCATATTTCCTCCCAATCCTAATATAATTTTACAAAAAGTTTATCTCTTCTTTTTGAATTACTAATCTCAAATAAATTTATAACTCCATCATTTGTCAAATTCTTACTACCAAAATTTACTTTATACAAATTCATTTGTCTATTTAGATTCAACCTTTGTCTAATATCAGTCTGTGTAATAAGTCTTTGTACTTCTTCTACATTTTTTGTGATTACTGATTTGTATTCATCTTCACAATATAATATTTTAAACATCTTTTTCTCCTGATTATTCAAATATTAAACTTTTACTTTTATTCTATTTTCCAAACTTTCTATTCTGTTATTTAATGTTTCAACAATATCAATTAATTCATTAATCGTTTTTTGACTATCTTTACTTGTGTCATTTACTGCACCAGCTCCAGCACACAATTCTCCCATCATTCTATAATACCTCCTGATATCATCATCACTATATCCTTTTTTTACTAAAGAATTTATAATTTCTATCATTTCTTCTGCGGCTTTTAATTCTTTACTCATTTTTATATTTCCTTTCAAATTTTATTTTGTAATAAACTGTTTCAAATTTGGCCTAAAAAAATTAGGCCCTTTTATTATCTTACCATCTTCACGAAATATTGGTTTCCCATTTTTACCAAGTTTACTCATATTGCTTTTATGAACTTCTTCAAATGCTTCAGGTAAAATTACATCAAATCCATTTTTTACTTCTAATTTAAAAAGATACTCCGTTTCTTTATCTCCCAAAAAAAATATTTTATTTGCAATCTTTTCTATATCACCCTTATTTTTCTCAAGTAGTGTCCCGATGTGGATATAATACATATCACAAACAGCATCTAACATTTCTACTCTATCCTTATTTTTTTCTGCCACTTCATATTCTTTAAATTCTTCATCAAACAACTTTTTTCTTAATTCCATTCTTTCATTAGTCATTTCTTTTTCCAAAAATTCCTGTTGTCCAAATGTTATATAAAACTCTTTTACAAGCTTAACTAATTTTTCCCACTGTTCCATTTATCCTCCTATATATTTTCTATAGTTTCTATTATTTCATCAATCCATTTTTCATTTTTAAGTTTTCCCAAAACCAATTCTGTTTTCAGTTTTAATAACAACATTTTTTTTGAAAACCAGTCTGTATTTTCTTCTAAAAATTTTATATTATGTATTAAATTTTTCTTATACTTAAAAGGGAAAATCCTCATCATCTTCTATTTCATCATAATCATTTTTGTTACTTTGATTATTTACAGTATTTTTACTTTCAACAAATTCAAAACTATTTGCTAATACTCTTGTAAATCTCCGTTTTTCACCATTTTTCTCATAATCACTTACACTCAAACGTCCTTGTATAAGAATTTTACTACCTTTTTTAAAATATTCAGCAATTGTTTCAGCAGTCTTTTCCCATGCTGTACAGTCAATAAATTCCGCTTCATTCTTATTTTTCTGTACAGCTAATGTGAAACTGGCATATGCCTTTCCACTTGATGTATATTTTAATTCTGGATTCCTTACCATTCTTCCCATTAGTATCACTATATTCATAATCTATATTCCTTTCTTTTTCAACTCATACAATTTCTCAACAGAATACTCTAAGGCCATTTTCAATTTATTTTTTGGAATTTCCCAACTAAAACATAAAATTTCTTTTATATCTTTCCTGTTTCTCCTTACAAATTTTCCTAGCTCCTTGTATTCTGTTGTTTTTATTTCATTATCATTTATTTTTAGACAATATAGTTTAATTTTCACTCTTAATGTTCCCTCATAATTTCTTGTATTTTTTCTTGTACTAAAAAATCACAGCTAAATTAATAACTGTGATTAAGTTTTGACTTTATTTGATTAATTAATACTCTAATGTCTTGTTTGTTATTATATAATTTTTTTATTTCTTCCAAAAATTCTTTTTTATTCTCCTCATTTTCAGAATAATAAAGCTCTATCAATCCTGTTTTTATTCCATTTGGATATTTTAATAAAATTTCTTTCATTTTATCACTATAATAATCTTCTAGTACTATATTTTCTTTTTTATCTCTTGATTTATGTAATATCCATTTTTTACTTTCAATTTCTCCATACTCAATTTTATATTTTTCAAAAAATTCCCTTCCAGCTTTATCGTTATCAAAAATTACAGTATAATTTTCTGTTATACCGATAAATAATCCTATCAAAGTACTAAGATTTGAAACGCCTGTTCCAGGAATGACTTTTATATTTTTATCTAACAAATCAATTTCTTTTAACATTTCTAAAAATATCTTATCTGTCATCCCTTCAGTTATTATAACTTTTTCATTGAAATGTAATAACGGGAAATTATTAATTTTTAGAGCATTTATTATTGGAGTAATTTCCCCTAAATTTTTATTATCTTCGATTTTAGTAATTCTTTCCAATAGTACTTTTTCATTTTTTCTTTTAGCTATATGTATTTGGTTTATTTTTATTACTTTTGGATTAACCATATTTTCCAAATGTGTCGTGTAAAATATCTTATTAACTTTTGATAATTCTTTTAGTATTTTTATCAATTCCGTTTGAAAAGTTGTATGTAAATATACACCAGGTTCATCCAATAAAATAATACTTCCATATTCTTCATTGTTTATATGCTTCCAATTATATTTCATTTTTATAAAAAAATTAAAAAACCACTGAAATCCTTTTGATCTCATACTTACCGGAAAAACTACTGTTCTTGGTTTCCCATTTTCTCTTTTTTCTCTTAAATCATTTATTAAAAATTGAAATTCTTCATTCTCGTATTTCAAATCGATTTCAACTGTTTTAAATTCTTCTTTGATTCTGTTTTCATGCATCTTATCCCACAAATCTGCTAAATTTTCATTAAGTTCATATTTTATATCTTCCAGCATTGTCCCTTTATCTGATAAAGTGCTATTCAAAAAGTCATTTACATTCATTTTATTTCTAGAAAATATTTCCTTGATGTACAAATACCAATCATCGTTTTCTTTGATTCTATTTGGAATTGTATCTTTAAAATCATCAATATATATTATATGAGGTAAATATTTTAAAACTGATTTTCCTATTAATTGTTCTATTTCTTCTTTTGATATATAAAATAAGAGCTCTTCGATTGAATAACCATTTACTGATATTGTTTCATTAAACTCCTTGATTTTTAATTGTGAAATTAAATATCTATTATTGTACATACCATTTTGAGTAATTGAAAATTCTCTTGCGATTTTTAAACTATCTTCTTTTATATCAAAAAATACATTTTCCATAAAACTTAATAATTTATCTCGAATAAAACTTAAATATTTATGTTTTTTAAACTCGCTTTCATCTTTGTATCGGCTGTTAGAAATAAAATAATCTTCTTTTTGTGTAATTATATATCCTATTGCGTTCTCTATCAAATCGTTTTTATTTATATTTTCTATTTCGGCTTCGATAATAGGATTTTGTTTATTTTCAAATTTATTTTTTATATAGTCATAATTTATAAACTCGCCATTATATTGCTTGTCATTAAAGCAATCAAATGCAAATATTGCTTGTAAAATAGAACTCTTTCCTGTTTCGTTCAAACCTATTATTGGAAGCAAATTCTGATTATCCAGTTCTATTGTTAAATCTTTAATTGCTTTATAATTTTTTATTCTAAATTTCTTATATTTCATTAATTACCTCCTGTTTCTAATAATATTTATTATACCTAAAAATATAAAAATTTCAAAATTATTTATCACAGTTATCATATTCAGTTGTCATTGTCCTTCTTGCTTCAAAGATTAAATAATCTTTTATTTATAAAAATTTTTTAATTCACTCACTTCTCTCCAAATTTCCATATTTTCCCTCCTTGTATTCTTTTCTAAATAATTTAAAGTGATTAGGATAAACCTCTAATAAATCATATACATTCTGTGGATTTAACCATATACCTTGTATTTGATATTTCTCTTCAAATTCACTTATCGGCGTTGAATGAAAAAGATTATGATGTTCTCTACATAAACTCATAAATCTTGTTTTTAGTCCATTACATTGTGAATATCCACCTATAGAATTTACGTTATCATAATGATGTAAATCCGCTCCACTTCTATTACAAATTGCACATATTCTCTTTTTTAGACAAATATAAACATACTTTTCCGTATCTGGATATATCTGTGCTGCAAATCTTTTTCTCCCATTTTTTTCCTTAATCACAATTGGCACATTGTAATCAAGGCCCAACTCAATCAGATATTCAATAAATCTATTTGCAGTATCAATATCTAACGTATCAATTGAATCAGGACTTAACGAAAAATTGGGAATTTCATATTTTTCTGCAAAAAATATTTTCAATATGTCTTTCATATATCCATATTCGCTGCCACCACCTGCAAGATGTTCAGAAAATTGATTTATCAAGGCATATATCATTCTCATCTGCTGTAATGTCATCGCTTTAATTGGAACAATTTCTACTGAATAATTATTTAATATTTTTTCCAGATCTTCCTTTACTCCTGGAACAATCTTTTTCATTGGATAAAATATTTTTATTTTCTTATTATCAATTTGTGTTCTTAACATTATGATTCTTCCCTAATTTCAATTTTTGATAATATTCCCAACAATGTTTCCATTTCGGGATTTCTAAAAGCAAAATTCAAATAATCCATTGGATTTCTATAATGATGTTTGTTCTCCTCTATATGTTGTCTACATGCTTTTTCTGTAAAAAAAACATTATTGAAAATATATTTAAAATCACCGATATAACAATGAAAATATATCCATTCCCTATCCAAATCTTCCAGACAAATATTGTCAATTTCTTTCAAAACATTTTCATCGTCAGTAATTTCCCTTAAAATAGCCTTTACTTCTTCCACACCCTCTGAGGTATATTCAAAAATTCCTAACGAATTCCCTTCAAATACCGCTTCAAAATATTCCCCTTCTCCATTAGGATTTGTTTGAAATTTTTCACTTCTAATTTGATATATTCTAGGATTAGCAGTCATTCTACTATTTTGTGTATTCAATTCGTGCTTTAATTCTTTTAAAAATTTAATATCTTCTGTAGTTAAATTATTTATTATCATTTTTACACTCCTATCAACATTTTATTTTTCAATTCCGACAGATCAACTTTATTTTCAATCTGCGGAGTATTTTTATATTCCAACGGTATAAATTCTAAATTTTGAGTATTCTTTACTCCTATGCTCTCGTAAGTAATTCTTGTTGGATTTTTCTGTCCGATAATTTTATAGTTTCCAGTGTAATAATCACTTGTTTCATAAGGATTTTTCATAAATTCTTTGTATATTCCATCGAATTCCCATTTCAAAAAGTTATCAAATTCATCATCCTTCATCGAACATAATCTTTTCCAACCGATAAAATCAATTACAGCATGTATTCCCTTATCCTCAAAATTTATCATCCCACTTTTTCCACATTTATGGATAGTCTCAATTAACATCTTCTTAGCCAATATCACTTGATTTTCTACATTCCTATTTTTCGCATATTCAAGTATTTCAGCAACCTGTGGCATAAATTTTTCCTTGCTTGTTTTTATGATTTTAAGTACAGCATTCATAAATTCCTTAGCAGTTAATTCATTTCCTAATACTAAAAAATAAAGACTTCCTAACTCATTTGGATTTTTTGTATTCGGATAATTTGTACATAATAAATTAAAAACTTTATTAAATTCATCCCTTGTCATCATTGTTTAAATCCTCCTATCAGATCTTCAATACTTTCATCTGTAACTCCCGTAAATTGATTATTAGGCTTTTGATAATATTCTTTTGTATTTTTAGCACTAGAATCCACGTTAATTTTATCGTCATAATTCCCTTCCAGCATTTTTAATAAATTAGCCTTATTAATAAACCAGTCAAATGTTATTTGCCAGTTATTTTTATTATCTCCCTGTAAAAATTTAGAAACATGAATTTTGTCCATTGCCTGAAAAATTTCCTCAACAGTATATTCTTTAAGCAATGTTTTTATTGATTTTTTACGTTTCTCATTTATTTTTAGTCGAGTTCCAGATAGTCCAAATGTATTTGCAATTTCTACCCATTTATTTTTTATTTCCTCATACACAAAAGAAAAATTAATTTTTTCTTTTTTGACACTTGTATTATTATAATAACTATTATTAATATAATTATTATTATATTTATTATTCTTATTATTATTTATTGTCCCCTTATCGTTATACGTGTCGTGCAACGTATCGTCAGACATATCATTTTTAGGACTTTCAGTAACATCTTCTGTTTTTTCTTCTACTATTTCTGCTTCAAGTATTGTTTCATTATTTTCTGAATTATCAGAAATATTTTTATTTTCTATTTCAGAATTTTTTTTAAACATTTTTGCTTCATCAATTTTATCAATATATTTTTCTATTATTTTCTTAATTTCCTCTTTTTCACATTGATTATAAATAATTTTTATAAATTCTTTTTGCTTAACTTCGTTTAATTCGCTTGAAATTAGATCCTCAAAAGGTTTCCCACCTTTATTAAGATTAGATTTTGCCCATTCAAGCAGGATTATTTCCCTTGTTTCAGAATCATATTTAATCAATTTATGCTGTTCTATAAATCTTTTTAATAAATTCCCTACTGATTCAATTGAATATCCCATATCAAATGCTATTTGTTTTTTCGTTATTTTATATATACCTATCTGCGTCGATTTTTCATTTGTCATTAAGTATAAATAAAAAAACTTATCTTCGGGAGTCATTTCTTCCTGAACATAGGGATTGCTCCAAAAATCCGTCTGTATCTGTCTAAACTTAGCCATATTTCTCTCCTTCGATAAACAAGTTACCTTATTTTATTTTTTCTATTTCTCCAAGCAATAAAATTTTTATATTTCACAAACTTTACGCCTACTAAACTTATATTTTCTCCGTCAATGAGAATATACGGGTACTTTATTTCAAAATTTCTTATACCCGTATATGTTACTGATCCCACTCCATATTCTAAAATTAAATTTTTTTCTCTTTTCATTTTCTCTCACTTGTGATATAATAATCTTGAGAATACGAAAGTGTTTTTTAGATCTTTTATGTCAGTGTTTTTCCACTGGCATTTTTTTATTCAATTTCTTCCTCTTCTTCAAATTCGCTTAATATTTCCATTGTTTCATCAGATCTATTTTTATCATCAGAAATACCTTTATTAATTTTCTCAATTATTATTTCCATTTCATCATTCAAGGCCCGTATATCGTTTTTAAGCTCCTGAAAACTTTTAGCCTTACTCATAGCTCTCAATGCACTCCTAAGACTCGTAAAGTACCATTTTGCTACAAATTGTACTTCACCTTTACTATTTTTCTGTTTACATCCAATCACAAAACACCTTGGTTGACTTTTGATATAATAATTTCCACTCAAATTTATATACATTTTTTATCCTCCAACAATTAATTTCCTTCCAATGCCACTTTTCTTATTTCCGCTATCATTGGAAATTCCCTTTCTATTCTATTTTTTATCATTTTAGAAAAAGCCACTCTCAATTGTTCAATACTTAAATCTCTTAATCCCAAATAATAGATACCTATCTTTTCAGATGTCATTCCTTTTATTCCATAATAAACAATAAAACCACTAAAAACTTTATTAAATTCTCTTAATTCCACTTTTTACTCCCTCCTAATACCCATTTTAATATCTTTACTTTTTCATTCATCTTTTCTGCTTCAGAATCCCATCCTGAAATTCTTACGTGCTTATAAAGTTTCACATTCAACTTTGTAATTTCAATTCCAATTTCTTCCTTTGTTTTCATATTTTTTATCCTCTATTTCTAATTTTTATTCATATCATTTTTTCCTCCAGCTCCAATTTTCTTGTTTTGCTCTCTCAAGTACCTCATACACTTCAACTTGGCTAATTTTACACCTATTAGCAAGCAATTCCACCTCATAACCCAATAATTTTTTATCTCTTAAAAATAATATTGATAAATTCAAATCATTTAATGTTTCAAGAAATGTTTCCTTTAGATTTTCTATTTCCATAATCCCACTCCTTCCTATTTCCATTTTTTAAAATAAGATGGCCACCAAAGCAATATTGCAAGCAACACTGGAAATGCCAAATTTCCACCTGCAATCCAATGCCCTTTTTCTCTAATTACTTCTAACTGAATCAGCACTGCCATTGTTATCAGAAATATTATTTTTATCAGATTTTTCACTGTCAGCATTTTCTCCCTCCATTTCTTTAATTTCTTCCTTATCCATCTCTATCTCAAGTTGTTCTCTAACTGTCATTTCGATAACCCAACCTTTTTTGCAAATTTTTTGATTCTGTTTTTAATTTTTCTTCCCTCTATTTGTTTTTTCACTTCTTCATTTTTGCTATTCACCATTACTAAAGCATCATATTTCATTTTAAATTCACATTCCTTTCCTATTATGCTACTACCACATATTTCAGTTCCAAAAATTTTCTATAGCTTATTCCAACATATCTTTCAACATGTACTCTTTGAATATCATAGTCCCAATTACGTTTCCCAGCTCTTCTTCTTGCTTCTTTTTCATTTTCATCTTTAAATTTAGGTACCGCTGTTCCAAATTTAAGTCTGCCTGTCTGCAACCCAACTCTTACATACTGCTGACCTTTTCCGACAAATTCAGCGGTTTCCTTTATTGATAATTGCAATTTTGTAGCCTGTTTCCTTATCCATGATTCTGAAACTTCCATAGTTTTTTCCTTTCCGGGATTGCCGTCCCTTAATTTTTTTTGGTGTTTGATTTTTCATTACTTAGTCCCTTAACGACATTTTTTATTTCCTAATTAACTCCCAATTCCTCAGAATTTTTCCTTTTTAATTTTTCTAATACTGAATCTAATATTCCAAGATTTTTATTTGTCAACTGTTCTTTTTGAACTTTTTCATACCACTTATTCCAAATTTTTTCACAGTTATTTTCTGCTTTTTCCTTTAATTTTTCATCTTGTATCTGATTTATAATGCTATTTATTTTAACTGCCCATCCAGTCATCACTAAATCATTTTTTAGATTATATTTTTCTTTTATCATTTCTTCCGCAACTTTTTTTAATTCACTTACTGTTGCCAAATGAAATGTATCCGTATTGTGAATTTCCATTCTTAAAATTCTCCTTTAAATAAATTTATGTAACTAAAAGAATTTTGTACGATTCTTCTTTTCTTTTTCATCCATATCTTTTAATACTGTGACTATTATTTCATTAATATCATTTTTCTTTTTCGTTTTTGTTCTTACCCTTGTACTATAATTTCTATATTTACTGCTTTTTTTCCTTCGTTTCTTTTTAAAAAACAAAGGATAACCATATAATAATTTTTTAGGTTGCAAAATTTCTTTTTCTTCCTCTTTTTTCCTATCCAATATAGCCTTAGTTCCTACCAAAGCTAGAATTATAACCGATGTTATCATCAAAATTATTTTTTTCATCTCTCACTCCCTTACTTCAAAATTTATTCATTTTTAAATATTCTATGTTATAATCTAACCAACTTAATATAAAAGGAGGTATTATTATTTTTATAATAATAATTTTTGCGGCTGTATATGTAGCTGTATTTTTAGCTATATTAAAAGATAAACCCATCAATTATTTCTGGATGACTTTTGCGGTTTTGGTACCGGTGTGTTTTCTTCCAATATATTATCGAATTGAATTTTCAGAGGAAGAACTAAGTACACTTTTAACTGTAGGTAGCATGTTCCTTGCTCCTCTACTTTTACAAAAAACCATAAAATTATTAAAGCCTCTGTCATGAATTTTTTATTCGTACTAATTAATTATCTTGTAATTATTGTGGAAAAAAGACATTCTGAAATAATTGAAGCAAAATTTATCTTTACAATTTTTATAATGTTATCAATTGTTTATTTCATTATAACGTTGATAAAACATTATTTAGATGAAAATGATTAATACCATCAATCCGTACATTCTAAATCTAGTAGTATGAAAAGCCAAAAACTTAGCAGGAAAAAAATAGCATAAACTATCCCAGTATCTATTTTATTTCCATATAAGGATGTAATAGATAAAAACAAAATGAAATTTAAAACGCTTAAAAATGCTATATTACGATATCTACGTATTTTATGATCGTATTTTGCTTTAATTCTCTTTTCTATTTCATCCTTATCCATAAATTTTAAAATATCTTCTTCCGTATCTACTCCCATCCTCTCACTCCCTTACTTCAAAATTATTCATTTTTAAATATTCTATGCTATAATCTAACCATCCTAAATGGAAGGAGGTACAGCTATTATGTATAAAGTTTATGCTTGTCTACTTGGACAATGGACTGAACTTACTGAAGATGATTATCAAATTGGGTATTTGGAAAATCTTTTCAGTCCACGAAATTGGATAAATGGCACAGATATTCACAATAAACAAGACTTTGTGGAAGATAGTTTTAGACATATTCCAACTGTTCATATTCATCATAAAGACAAAATATATACAATAAGTGCCACTTTAATTCAAATTGTAGAAACTAAATAAGGTTTTTATAATACTCTAAAGTTTGATTAAATATTTCATCCGCTTTCGATTCAAGATTGCGGGTGATTTCTTTATTTCTTTTTTTAAAATAATGTCTATACATATCTACAATTTCTTCAAATTCCTCTTCCGTTAATCCTTTTAGATTTTCAAATGCAGCTACAACTTTCTTTACATTTATTTTTCTACCTTGCACATATGATATTTCTTCTTCTCCCATCCTCTCACTCCCTTCTTTCAATATTCACTTCAATCTCTTTTCATGATATAATTTATTCGCCAAAACAATTTATTATGAAAGGAGGTTATTGTGTTTTCAATTATTGCTGTTAATTTATTATTTTTATTATTACCAGGATTTATAGGTAGAAAAACAATAGATTATTTTAGTTATTCAGAAAAAAATAAACCATTTAATTATTTTTTCGTTGATTCTTTTTTAATTGGAGTATTTTCTTACTCTATCGTATTTATTTATAAAAAAATATTTTCTTATCCTGTTTTTTATTTAACAGCTTCAATTAGAAACGATAAATTTTCAATTAATTCTGAGGAAGTCTTTTGGAGCATTATTATTTCTTTATTTTTTTCTATTTTATATTGCTATTTAAAAGAACGCGATTTCTTTTATAACATCTCTTCAAAAATAAAACTTTCTAACAGATCTTCTAATCCGTCAGTATTTTCTGTTATTTTTGGATTTAAATACGGCGATGATCTGAAAGATAAATGGCTTCATATAAGGCCTTTAAATGATAATCGAACTTATGTTGGCTATATCAAAGAATGGTCTGTTGCCAATGATTCTGAATTTTTAGAACTTTTACTTAAAGAAGTTACTGTATATCCCATTGACAAAAATTCAAAAGAATATAATGTTTACTCTCTATATCTCAAAATACCTTATAAAGATGTAGTTATTGAATTTTTAGACAATGCTAATGAAAGGAGGTAAAAACTAATTATGGATTATAAAACAAATAAACCACATCCACAAGGTGAATCGTCAACGACTAAAGGAACTAACCCTAGACCATCAGGCCCAAAACCTCCAAAACCTGGACAATAATTAAATTCCTGGTTTTTTAGGTTTTTTCCCACTTGGTCGTAGATTTGAACCACAACAAAATTTACCATTTAGAGCAATTTCAGATTTTGAATATTGCTCTTTTTTAAATGTCGCTTCTTCTTTAAATTCCATTTTTATCCAACCAGAAATTCTTTCAAATTCCTCTAAAGTAACATCATTTTTTTGTAATATTTGTTTAAACATTTCTTTTATTAATTTACATTTCTTTATTTTTTTACTAAGCCTCGTTTCTCCCATCCTCTCACTCCCTTACTTCAAAATCTTATTCATTTTTAAATATTCTATGGTATAATCTAACTACCCTAATTGGAAGGACGTTAAACTGTGGAAAAATATTTTGATTTTATTGAAAATGGTGTCTTTTATGATATTCAAACTTCTCAAAGATTATTTAAAGATGTTATTATTATTAATGATGAATCTTATAGCCATAATTTTATAAGAATTATTGAAGGAAATTTTGTTTATTTCCTGAATATTAATCAAATAATCTATATCACACAAACACAATAATAACTTTCAAAGAGTGCTAGCGACAATAGTACTCTTTTTCATTTACTTCAACTATTTCAATTTTATCCATATCCAACACAGTTTTCCGTTTTTCACTTTCAAAAAAACCATCTATTCTTCTCTTCAACTCTTCCCATTCAAGATATGTTATATTACATTCATTCAATTTTATCAGTATTTCTCTAAAACGATTTCCATTCATCCCATCCTCTCACTCCCTTTCTTTTTATTTTATATATTCTATGATATAATTATTAAAAAATTTTTATCATAGGAGTTTAATTACAATGAATAACAAATATTCTATGCCAAAATACGATTTAAACATTTTAAAACATATTAATGAACATTATAAAATTTCATTTAGAGAACTTTGCTTAAAATATCCAGAAGAAAAATTTTCAACAAACGAAAGGCTTGTTTTTCTAATTTCAGAAGGATATGTTCAATATTATCAAGTCATCGAAAAATCTAATATAGATAATCAAAATTATAAATTTAAAAGATTTATTGTTTCCCCTAAAGGAAAAAAATTTTTACAAGATTACTTTGAACAAAAAAGACAAGACAATATAAATAATTTCAGAACTTTAATTTTAGAAATTATGCGTTCTTTCTTTTTCCCCTTAATTGTTTCTATTATAGCCGCATATCTTACAGCAAAGTTTACAAAATAGTATTTTCATTTAGATTTAATAATGAACGAAGTCTTTGATTCTCTTTTTCTAATTTCTCATTCTTAATCTTTAGTTTTACAATTCTCAAAATATTTATTATTGTTTCAATTGTTATCATTACAGAATAGACTCTAATAAATATAATCCAAAACTCTTCTCCCATCCTCTCACTCCATTCTTTCAAAATTTGATATTTCTATGTTATAATTTTTACGTGTGCGATTATTAAGGAGGTACTACTTTGATAGATTATGATTTTCAAGGTTTTGTAAATAATAAATATATTATTAAAGCCAAATAATGATAAATTTTCCATTTTGGTTGAAGCTGATAGTTTGGAAGACGCTCAGGCTAAAGCCAAAGAAAAATTAATTGAATTATCAAAAACAGCAGAAACACAAATTCAAAACACTAAACCACATAGAAAACCTAAGCGTAAAATAAGATACAGATTTAATATATAGACATTAATTAAATTTTCAAATCGCACACACTTTACAGACTAAATGATAGTTCCATTAATTCACGAATCAGTTCTAAAAAATAATCCATTTCTTTATAACCTACATGATGCTTTTCAAAGACTTCCATAACCTCCTCTACAACTTTTTTACAATCATCTGAACTTCTTTCTACTAATTCAAATCCTAACTTTTCTAATTCAGTTTTTTGAGTTTCTTCTCCCATCCTCTCACTCCCTTCTTTTTTCCAAATTAACCTCTTTATGCTATAATATTATCGCCAAACAAAATTAAACAGAAAGGAGGTGTTTAAATTGAAACTTAAAGTAGTTCTTGTATCTCCATATAGTGATTTTAAAGCTCTTGAAATAAAATCTGGTGAATATCTCATACTGGAAGCTTCCGAAGAACTAGAAATTGGAGATATAATTTCCATATCAGATACAGATATGGGACATGTTTCCTTTAATTATTTAGGTATACTCTGCTATGGTACAAATCAAGATATTGTAAACAGAGCTGGACTTTCTAAATATTTTAGATAATTTGGTTATATACAAAGGTGTTCATCTTTATACAAAAATAAATTTAATAAATTTGCACATCTTTGTATCATTTCAAAATCATTTTCATCTATCTTTACTATCAAGACTTCGTATATTTTATTGATTAATTTTTCTTCTGTTATTTTATCTCTATATTTTGATAATCTTAAAGTAGCTAAAATATTCATTATTCTTGATATTTTATTAAACGGAAACTTGTAAGAATCAATTCTTTTTTCTTTGTGATATTCTCCATTCAAATATTTTTCCACTTCTTCATAACATTTCTCTATTAATCTTTTCTCATTTTCCATCCTCTCACTCCCTTCTTTTTTTCAAATAACCTCTTTTGTGCTATAATATTATCGCCAAATAAATCTTTACACAGAAAGGAGGTGTTTATTATGCGTTTAAATCCAGATTGTATCAGAGATATATTACTTCAAACTGAAAATGGCTCTTTTTCCATACCGACAAAATTTAATGAACGTGATACTGTATTATTACAATTTGAATATTTAAAAAAATATTCCTATGATGAAGTAGAATACCATTTAAATCAATGCAAACTAATGAATTTTGTTTTTATTGATACTCCATTTGGTTATATAGATGTTATTGATCTTTCTCCTGAAGGACATCAATTTTTAGCAAATATTCGTAATAACAACATTTGGAAGAAAACTAAAAATATAGCATTGTCTTTAGGAATTTTTTCCTTATCTGCTTTAAGAGATATTTCAGTCAATCTTGCTTCCGACACTGTGATTAATTATTTTAAGTGATTTAAAATTTGAAAATTCTAAAATAATTTTAGTTTTTGGAAAAATATCATTACTATTTTCGGAATGCTGTATTTCATATGCAGTAACTCCTTCCAAAATTTTTCCGTCCATTTGTACTTCTAATGTTTTTTGACTTTTTGTATCTCTTAAAATCTTAAATTCTGGCAAATTTTCAAATCTTTTATTTACATCTGACATTTATATTATTATCCTTTCAATAATTTCCCTCTTCTCCCATCCTCTCACTCCCTTCTTTCAAATATTGTTGCCTTTTAGGTAACACATTGGACAAAAAAAATTGGAGTTGGATTTTTTATATCTAATAGATCTACAAGTTTGTCAATATCGTTTGTTGTCAATGTTCCTTTTTTTATCCTATTTCTAAAGGTTCTAACTTGTAATCCTATTTCTTTGGCTACCTCATCTTGAGTATAGCCTTTACTTATCCATATCTCCCTTAGTCCTCTCTGATTTATCATTCGACCACCTCTCTTTTTCCTATTAGGTTACAAATAAGATACCACATATTTTTACTAATGTCAATACCCGATAGGAAAAAAAAGTTTAAATTCAGGAAAAAAACGTTGCATTTTAGGAAAAATGTAGTATAATATCAATAAGAAAAAAATAACGAGGTATAATATGGAAATTTCTAAATCACGAAAAAAAATAAAACCAACTGATAAAGAAATTAAAAGAGCAGAAGAATTAAAAAATTTGAGACTAAAAAATAATCTTAGTTTAGAAGAAGTTGCTCAAAAATTAAATATATCCAAAGTTACGTTATCAAGATATGAAAATACTGATATAACAAATATTCCAATGGGAAATATTGAAAAATTAGCAAAAATTTACAAAACAACTCCTGGATATATTATGGGTTGGGAAAATAATTTAAACAATAATGTTCAAACAGATCCGTCTTTTGTAGACACATCAGTCTTAACTCCAGAAGAACTTGCAGAATTTGAAAAAGTTACTGGAGTAAATAAGCAACTATTTTTCAATGATGTTGATGATGAACATGATATGGCCGTATTCAAACGTGCTGTAATAGACATATTAATAAAACAGAGAGAGAATAAGAAATAATTATTTAATTGATAGGGGGATTATTATTAAGTATGAATGTAAAAATATATACTGAAAAAATGTTTGAAGAAATAAAACGTATTGATGAAAATGGTGTTGAATTTTGGTATGCAAGAGAATTGATGACAATATTAGAATATACAAATTGGAGAAATTTTGAAAAATTAATTAATAAATCTATAACTTCATTAGAAAATAGTAATATTAAGGTTTCTGATCATTTTGATGTTGACATCAAAATCGTAGAAGCGGGAATTTCAAGAAAAACTATAGAAGATTATAAACTGACAAGATATGCTTGCTATATACTTGTACAAAATGGTAATCCAAGAAAAAAAGCCATTGCATTAGGACAACAATATTTTGCATTTCAAACAAGAAAACAAGAAGAGATAAAGTGAATTTATGCATAAAACAAATTTTAAAAAGTTGGCAAAAATTTTAATTAAAAAATATGGAACTGATAATCCTTTTAAAATTGCAGAACATCAAGGAATAAAAATTATCTATTCCGATTTTTCATCTTGGCTAGGCTTATACACCTGTATTGGAAATGAAAAAACAATTTTCATAAACATCAAACTTCCCTACTTATCCAAACGAATAGTATGTAGCCACGAATTAGGACACGGACAGCAATCATTTAATGAAGCTGTATCTATATTTACGAAACTGAAAAACTTCTGTCTGGAACAAGCCAAATTGAACATGAAGCAAACGAATTTGCCGCAACTTTAATATTTAACAATAAAGATATTTATAAACTTGATTTAACAGAGTTGGATAAAAAGTTATTAAAAGAATTAGAAAAATATTTATAGAACGGAGAGTGATTTATTAAATGAAAAAATTTTTTGGTTCATCAGGAATTAGTATTTTATGGCTTATAGCAATAGGGTTAATATTCGATAAAGAGTATTCTTCAACTCCATATATTGGATTAACCTTAATAGGATTTTTATTACTTAGAGGTTATCTTGGAATTAAAGCTAGAAAATCTCAAAAAAAATTATTCGAATTAAAAAATAAATATGAAGAAATGCTAAAACCTGATTCTGATGCATTAGAAAAATTAAAAGGCGATCAAAAGGAAGTGTCAGATAGCATTCAAAATTTAGAAGATGATAAACAGAAGATTATTGATGAAATAACTGAATTAAATAATAAATTATCTCCTTTAATCGAACTAGACAATTTAGATATTGCTATTTCTAATTTGAAAACAAAAAATAACAAATTAGCTGAAACTAAAAGAGAATTAAAAATTGAAAAAAATAGATTGATTGAAGAAATAGAACGTAAAAAGAACGAATTAGGCGATTTTAAACGTGATGAACGTAATATATTAGTTCTAGAAAATGTAAAAGATTTACAAGCAGCATTGGAGAAGTTACAGAAAAAAGAAGATAATCAGAAAAAACGGCTAAAAAAAATTAAAGATTACTATGATGCCGTTAAATATGCTATTGATAACTATTTTATTTTTGTTCCTGAGGCATTTAATTTAAAACTGAACAAGGAAAAAGAGATAAACGAAATAGTGCCTCAAGTAACTTTACATTTACATCATATGGAAGTTAAGGAATTGAACAAAGCATTCAAGGAAAATTACAAACAAATTGATCAAACTTTGAACAAAGTAAGTGATAGATATTCAACTAAAACTAATAAAATGGTTTATGATTTAATGGTTATTGCCTTAAAATCTGAATTACAAAACATTCTATACGATTTAAAATATAATAAACTTGAAAAAGCTATTGATAATATAAAAGCGGTTACAAATAAATATATCAATATTGCTTCTGAAGGAAACCAAACTATCGCAGGAACAATGGCTCAATTCATTGGTGTACTGGAATATCAATTTATAAATGCTGTTAAAATAGAATATAACTACTATATCAAACAAGAACAGATAAAGCAGGAGCAAATAGCTTTAAGGCAAAAATTAAGGGAAGAAGCAGAAGAACGGCGACTATTAAAACTTGAAAAAGAACGTATAGAACGTGAAGAAGAAAAATTTAAACAAGAAATTGAAAGAACACAGGAAATACTTCAAAACTCACAAAACAATGAAGAGATTCAAAACCTAAAAATGAGAATTTTAGAATTACAAGGACAATTATCTGATGTAACAATCAAAAAAGATGAAATCACAAGTCTACAAAATGGAAAAGCTGGAAATATTTACATAATAAGTAACTTAGGCTCTTTTGGGGATAAAATGTTCAAAATCGGTATGACAAGAAGGTTAGATCCACAGGAAAGAGTAAACGAACTAGGAAGTGCTTCAGTTCCTTTCAAATTTGATGTTCACAGCTTTATATTCTCTGAAAATGCAGTAGAATTAGAAAAAACATTACACAAACGATTGAATGACAAAAGAGTAAATAAAGTGAATTTAAGAAAGGAATTTTTTTACAGCACAGTAGATGAATTAGAAGAATTAGTAAATGAATTAGATCCAACAGCAGTCTTCAACAAAACTATGCTTGCTGAAGAATATAATCAAACAACATCGGTTAGTTCTGATGAATACGGAATTGAGGATGAAGATGATTTGGATGATGAAAATGTTTATTAATTTCATACTTTAAGAAAGGATTGAAATAATCTATGTTTAAAATTTATTACTTTGAAAATTACGGTACAAAAGATATTGTTAGTGCTGATGGATTAGATTTTAATCAAAATATAGATGATTGTATGAACTATATACTAACCATTTTAAAAAAAGATTTTAATTTTACAGTTTTTACAAAACAAATGATTTATACAACTAGAATTAAAGAACTTATTGGATCAAAAAATGTAAATAGTTTTATTAAAGATAAAGAATTTACTTTTCCAAATAATGTAACAATGTATCGTATCTTAAAAAATGATACTTTAAACCATTCTGTTGATGTCGTATTTTTATACATAACAGCTCCAGATGATATACATAAAATTATCAATAAAGCAAGAAAAAATTTTATTTATATCTATGCACCTTACACTTATAAAGAATTAAATGAAATGAAAAATAATACAAAATACGAACTTATAAAATTAAAAATATAAAAATGAAATAAAAAACTTTTTCATAAATTAAGTTTGAAAAACTATTTTGAAATTTAATTCATAGAAAGGGGAAATAACTTTTGAAAAAATCCTTATTTTTTATGTTTTTATCTAGCTTATGTTTTTCTAAGACTTGCAACTGGGTAGCCGAGCCTAACCAAACTTTAAAGAAATATATCGGTGTAATAAAAAAGCATAACCTTACCAGTAAAGTTTACTGTGACAATGATGACACCCTAATGTCTTATTGGTAAGCAATGATGAAAACGATATAGACATAGGTTTTATGCTCAATAATACAGATGCTAAATCGTTGAGTTTAAATGAAGCACTTAATGCATTTAATGTATTTGTAAAGAAGCTGAGAATATTTGATGAAGTGAAGTTAAGTCGAAGAAAAGGTGATCCGATTCCAGAAAATTTAAACATAAGACTTTATATGTACGACCCTGATTATGAAGACACTTATATGCTTTATAAAATCATTTATAATTTTACAGATAACACAAATTCATACTACTATAATGAAAAATATTTCAGTCATTATACAGGATTTATTGAGGAAGCTACTAAGATGGAAAATATTTATCCTACTAATGACATAATTTATTAAGATTTAAAAAAATTACAAAACTATAAATAGTAATACTGATTTAGAGGTAAAAAGGAATAGAAATTTAAAATAATACTTGACAATTTATAAATTATAAAGTACGATAAAGTATATCAATACCTTTGCAGTACTTTAAATAGTACAGGGTTCCGGCCTACGCAAAGGTTTTTTTTATAAGGAGAAAAAAAGAACAGTTAATACCTATGATGGAAAACATCTAACTTTTGAAGAACAAATAGAACTGTTTGAAAAACGAGGAATGAAATTTAGAGAAGGAAAAGAAAAGGCTAAATACAAAATTAAATTTATAAATTATTATAAAATCAAAGAATTTTCCCTTCCATTTATAGACGAAAATGAAAATTACAAAGATAATGTGTATTTCGAGGACATCATTCACCGTTTTTATTGGGATAAAAATTTAAGATTATATTTCCTGAGAATTACTGAGAAAATTGAAATATCTTTAAAAACAAATATATCCTACATCTTAGGACGTGATTTCGGAGCTTTCGGATATTTAGATTTTAAAAAATGGACTGACAAAAACAGATACTGCCAGTATTATATTTCTCACAAAGAAAAAGAATTTAAAAGAAAATTTGCCCTTTTAGGATATGAAACAAAAAGTAAAATTATAACAAAATATAAAGATGATTATCCCAACGAACTTCCTATATGGTTAGTCATTGATTTACTTACTTTAGGTGATGTTGTTGATTTGTATACATTATTAAATCAAAAATACAGAAGAGAAATAGCAACTATACATGGAATAGATTTAGATCAGTTTGAAAGCTGGATAAAAAATATACGTCTCACTAGAAATTTATCTGCTCACAATTCTAATATCATCGATGTTGAATTTACTACAAAGCCAAAAATTAAAATCCCTGAAATGTTAAATAAATTACATATATATGATTTAGAAAATAAGACAACTACTAACAAAATTGCATTAACTGTTGTTGTAATGGAATATTTAGTTTTTAAAATTAATGCAGATTTTCCTGGCGGTGGGATAAAAAAGGGATTAAAACAGTTATGTCCAAACAAAACAGATGAAGAAGCACAAAAACTAGGATTTAAAGATTTTATGACTATTGAAAAACTTAAAATATAA